AATACGACACTCGAGACATGGAAGAAAGCTATTCCGGCGAAGTACTACAGGGTTAATGAGCAAAAGAAAAAGATTTACATCCAAATGACAGGCTCCGTCATCGACTACGGCGGCCTTGACGATCCCTTGGTGGTCCAGTCCCTTAACTCCGCCGAATACGGGGCTATTGGTTGCGACCAGGCCGAGGAGATCGATAAAGACTCGTTCTCGATGATGCGCGGAACCCTAAGACATCGCCTTCCCGACGGCTCGGAGCCTTCCTACAAGGTCCGGCTCACGGCGAACCCGGCCCAGTGCTGGCTTAAAAACGACTTCATCCTCTCCCCTAAAAACGGCTTTAGGTATATTCCGGCGCTACCCACGGATAACCCCTATCTCCCCAAGGGCTATGTCGATAACCTCGCGGAAGCCTTCTCCCACCGCCCTGCCCTGCTCCAAGCCTATCTACACGGCTCTTGGGATGATTTGGCGGGGCACGACATCTGCATCCAGCAGCCATGGATCACCAAAGCCATTGGTAAACAGGTGTCTGGTAATGCGGTTAAGCGGGTGGTTGTGAACGACCCGGCAAGATTCGGCGACGACGAGAACGTAATCTACGTCATGGAGTGGAATGGGCGGCACTATTACAAGACAAACGAGCAGATCTTAGAGCATAAGTCCCTCATGGACACCGCCGGTAGACTCGCCTCCCTACGCAAAAGGCACGGTGCCAATCTCATTGCGGTGGATTCTATTGGCATGGGTGCCGGAATTGTGGATGCGCTGAATGAACTTAAAGAACCCGTTCTCTCTATTAACTCCTCGGAGAAGCCGACGGTTGAGACGCTTCACAAAAAATATTTCAATCTAAGATCCCAGTTATGGCTTACCGCCGGTGAGAAGTTCGCAAAGGGCGAGGTCGCGCTGGATGACGATGTGACTCTCCACGGGCAGCTTGGATCGGTCAAATTTGAGTACCAATCGAACGGAAGAATGAAAGTTGAAGCGAAAGACGAGATTAAGAAGCGCCTGGGTCAGAGCCCCGATAGAGCCGATTGTTTCATCATGGGCCTTTATGCTCTCGACCAGGCGACGCGTTTAGACGAAAAAGAAGTCTTTGATGCAGAAAACGACCGCGTTGGATACGGCACTCGGATGGATCAAGACATGGGGTATGTGAGCGCGGGCGAGGATTATTCGGGATATTCACTTTAAAAATACTGAAAGGGATTAAAAATGGCCGGAAAAAATGTGAAATGCACGGATGAAAGCGGCGAATATAACTATAACGCGGTTAAAAAATCCGCTGGCTCCTCAAAAAATACCGAAGGCATGGAAACCAACTACTCGATCCCGGGTAAGGACATGAAGGGCAAGAAGTAAGGAAACCCAATGGGCCCAGAGCACCCCGAAGCACTCGATAATATAAACGCACTGAAGGTCTCGGACGAGCTCCGGGACTTCGTGACGTCTATTGATAAAGACATCCAGGAGTCCCGCACGGATCGGGCCGACTGGGAGAATCGCCAGGATGAATACACCCGTAAACGCTACGGCATCCGTACAAAGAAGTCCTTCCCTTGGGTGGGTGCGGCGAACTTCGTCCTCCCCCAGATTGACTCAGACATCAATCGCCTAAAACCCGCCTACGTGAACTTGGCTCAGGTTATTCCGATTGTGACGTTTGAGCCCTTCGGTCCCGAGGACGTAGACCCCGCCAGAAAGCGGGAGTACCTGTTTGACTGGCGCATGAGAAATGAAGTGAAGTTCCAAAGAGAATATTTGTTAGGTGTGGATTATGCGCTTCAACGCGGCTTTACGCTCTTTAAGATTACTTGGAAATTCCAGACGCGCAAATACACGAAATATTTGGATCTATCCGAGCTTGACCAAGAAGTGCTTGAAGCGATCTTTATGCCCGAAGTCACCGACGAGATTCTATTTCAAATCATCGCAGAGTCGATGAAGCCGGATCTGACTTTCGAGGAAAACGTAAAGGCGATTAAAGACGCTATCACGGAGTTTCGCGAAGGTAAGACGAAGTTCGAGTTTGAGTTTGTTGAGAAAGCCGAAAACAGGCCAGAAGTGAAAGCTTGCGATCCAAGGCAAGACGTCACTTTCCCCGTCGGCACCACCGACATCCAGAACGCGCACTTCATCGATTATCGTTACTGGGTTTCTAAGAACGATGTAAAGATCGCGATGCAGGATGAGAAGTTTGAAAAGTTTGATGACGATGAAATTGACTCCTGGGGCACTCGTAGCTACCAGCTGACAACTGCGGACCACCTTAAAAGCATACGGGACGGCGTAACTACGCAAAAGAGACATGACGACCTGATTTTATTGCATGAGGTGTGCACGTGGTACGACATAAACGGAGACGGCATCAACGAGCGGGTTATTATCACCTACCCCGATACGAACCCGAGCGCCGTTCTCCGTTTCATCGAAGTCCCCTACGATCACGGTATGTTCCCTTACGTCGTGGTGCGCCGCGAGATTAACGACGCGGAAATCATGGCGTCTCGTGGAATCCCTGCGATTGACGATGACTTCCAAACCGGTATCTCTACCCTCTTTAATCAGGACATCGACTCGGGAACCATCTCAACAACCCCGACGGTTGTGGCCCGTAAGAACTCGGTGAAGAATCTTCGCAACCTTCGTTACGTCCCCGGCCAAGTGGTTGAGACGGAAAACGGCACCGGAGATTATCAGGTTGTCCAAAACCAGAATCTCGGTCAGGGTGGCCGGTTTAACTCCATGCAATATCTGAAAGCATGGGCAAACGATCGAATCGGAAATCTCACCGCTGCCATCTCCCAGTCGAACAACATGCCGGGAGCCGGACAGAAGGGTGAGAAAACTGCACGCGAAGTCGCAACGATTGAATCAAGCTCTACGCAGCTTCAGGCGATGGATCTGTTTGTTTGGCAGCTTCAAATGGCCGATGTCTATTACCAGATCGACGCACTCTACGAGCAGTTCGGAGACGAAGATCAAATGATTATGATGACGGGCCAAAAGCCGGAGCGCATCTCTCGCCAAGAGATTCAGGGCCGATTCAATATGGTCCCGAACGGACGTCTTGATAACTCTAATCCAGGTCTTCGCGCACAAAAGATCTTTGGGCTCTTACAGCTTTTCATTAACGATCCAGATTTTAAAGGCTCGGAGCTTAAGAAGATCTACGTGAACGAAATCGACCCGAGACTCGCCGGACGCATCATGCTTACCGAAGAAGAGAAGGCCATGCAAGCGCAAATGATGGCGCAGCAGCAAGCGGTTATGGAAGCCTCAGAGCTCCAGAAGCAACTCGGGGTTCGTAAGATTTCTGATTCACTCGAACTCGAAAAAGAACAAAAACTCGCAATCATCCAAGGAAAGAAATATGCCGACGGGTAGGAAACGCGGGCGCCCCAGAAAAGGCGAAGAAGTAAGAACGAACAAACACCTTAAAACTATTGAGGAGCGTTTGCTTCTTTGTGCGAAAGGCGACCACGATTCCACTGTCTACATTGGAGAACTCGTTGAACGCTGTCTTACCGGCGAGATCGGAGCCGTTTTAAAAGCTCTGACAGCTGGTAGGACAGCAATCGAGATTCAGAGAAACAGGGACAACAAGCTTTCTGCGGAACGTGTGTTAGGACGGATTGAAATGGCGGATCTTTTGTGGAACGACTTGGAACAATACGTCGCGGATAAAGACGCCCTCTTACAACCGCTGAAGGAAGTGAAGCCTTCGTATGAAACGGTGAGCGAAGGCACACCCCAAGCAGCGGAACAAAATTTTAGCTACACGACTTAAAAGATTTAAAACGACTTAAAAGATTTAAAGTTTCCGACTGATCATCGGGAACTCCTCGACAACTAAATAGAAGACCCTAGCTAGGGTGGGAAGCGGACGCACAGCGTCTCGTAACCCACCCTTTTTCTTTGGTTGTCGAGGGCCAAGATTCGAGGACACGTCCCCAAAGACGCAAAACTTGAGAGTGTCGCAACACTTAAAACTGCGCAACTGTCCACGAACCCGGCTCGCCAGGGATTTAGGCGTGAGAAGAGAGAGATGAAATGTCAGAAGGCGTCAAAGAAGTCAAATTGAGCGATTCAGAAAAACAACAACTCGCACAGGATCAGAAAGGTCGTGAGGAATCTTTCGCTAAAGATCTCATCAAGACCTTTGACTTACCCACTTCTATCGCGGATGCGGTGGATGACAAATTGGCCGACTCGAACGATGAGCCGGTAGTCGAAGAAACGGACGCTACGGAGACCGAAGAGACCGAGATAAGCGAATCGGAAACGACGGAAACCAAATCCGAAGAGACAGAAACGGAAGAGAAAGAAGACGAGGACTTGGTTCCGAAGTCCAAAGTTCAAAAGCGAATTGATGAGCTGACAAGAAAATCAAAGCAGCTGGAAGCTGAACTTGAGCGCTTGAGGTCAGAGCGTGAGGCTAAAGTTGAGAAGCAAGACGATGATATCTCGAAACTTGAAAAGATGTCAGAGAACGAACTTCATTCTTTGAAGAAGAAAGTCGCGCTCGCCATTCGCAGAGAACAGGACGACACCAAGGCCGAACAGCTTCTAGAGCTTGAGGAGAAGATCAATCGAACGATTGAGTCGGCTCCCCAACGCTTTCAAAGGCAACAGGTCGAGCGGTTTCAATCGGCGGTTAATGCCTCAGAGTTCGCGCACGATGAGAAGGCGGCAAAAATTCTTTTTGATAGCGCCAATCAAATCTACTCACAGGTGCCGGAACTTCAGAAAAGCGTGGACGGACAGGCCCGCGCTTGGCAGCTCGCAGAGAAATACTACCGTGAAATGTCAAAGCTTTCCGTGGGTAAGTCAGAGGTTAATGAGCTTAAGCAGAAGGTTAACTCGATGAAGAAGAAAGTTTCCCTCGATACCGCCGTTCAAAAAGGCAACGCCTCACTCGGTGAGGAAGCCAAGCTTTACAACAAAGCTAAGTCCGGCACATTCGATGACAAGCAATCATTCTTCAAGAAGCGCCTCAATACCGATGCTCTGATTCCTGACGAATTCAAGCAAAGGTAAAAAATAAATGCCCTCTACACAAGTCAATACATACTTCGCGAAGGGTATCCGCGAAGGTCTTACGAACCAAGTTGCCGAGCTTTTCGCGGATGAAGTTCCTTTTTTCGCGATGGCGAAGAAAGAGAAAGCTGGCACCGTTAAGCATGAATGGCAAGCCGACACCCTCGCCTCCGCCGCTACTACGGCTGTGGTTGAAGGTGCGTCTATTAGCTACACGCAGCCCGCAACCCGCACTCGCCACCAGAACTACTGCCACATCCGTCTCCGTAACTGGGACGTGACGTTCACGCAGATGGCGGTGGAAGTGGCCGGTATCTCGGATTCGGTCGCGCGTGAAGTTATGAAGGCGATGAAAGCCCTCCTTCTCGACTACGACAAAATCTTCCTGAACACGGGTAACTCCGGTGCAGGTGCGACAGCGTCTGGCCGTAAAGCGAAGGGTATCCAGAAGGCTATCATCACCAACACCGCTGTTGGTACTGGCGCTGGTAACTCGGCGAACATCCAGCTCACCGAAGATAACGTTAACGTTCTTCTTCGTAAGATCTGGGCCCAAGGTGGCGATCCCCGCGCGCTCTTCTGCGGCGGTCACCAGAAAATGGTCATCTCGAAGAAATTCACGGCCAAGACTGGTTTTACTTGGAATGTGGAAGCTTCGGCTCGCACGGCCATCGCGAACGTTAATAAGTACGAAGGTTCCTTTGGAACGCTCGACATCATCCCCGACCGTCAGCACATGACGCGCCGCATCACGATTGTGACGCCGGATCTCGTCCGCGTTGCGGTTCTTCGTGACATTCAGCAGTACAAGGGTGCTGCTACGGCTTCGTCCGTCAAGGGTTGGGTCGAAGCGGAAATGACGCTCAACTGGGGCAACGAGAAGGCTCACGCCAAACACTCGTACCTTAAAAGTGGAGGCACAATTTCGTAGAAGTTATTTATTTTCAATAACTTACGAAATTACAGTCCAATGAGTAAAGTCTTAGAGCAGTGGGGGCACCTGGGAACGACAGAATACACGTGTTCTCATTGCTCTAAGACCTTCCTCGTTGTTACTTGCTTTGATAAGAAGAAGCCGAAGACGGGAAAAAGATTCTGCTCTAAGCGCTGTTGGTATGACTACAAATCTGCAAACAAGATTACTTGGAATGCGGGACTCACAAAAGAAACGGATGCCCGCTTGAATTATCACAGGCCCACAGCAGTTAAAAAAGGCCAAAGACTCTCCCCTAAAACAGAATTTACGAGAGAACGTTGCTCTGGGGCCAACAGCCCCACCTGGAAAGGTGGAGTCACACCAAAGAATACGCTGATTCGCCAATCCGCAGAATACAAAGCTTGGCGTAAAAAGGTTTTTGAAAGGGACGATTACACTTGTCAGCTCTGCGGTGTGCGCGGCGAAAAGCTTCACGCGGACCACATTAAGCCTTTCGCCTCTCATCCTGAGCTTAGATTCGAGCTGTCCAATGGTCGCGCACTCTGCATCCCATGTCATAGAGCAACCCCAACTTTCTTGAAACGAAACGACCTGATAGCCGCATGAGCGAAATCATATTAAACGTCCCACTGATGGAACAGATCCGGCAGGAAGCGGCCCGCCGTGTTGTAAAGCACGGAAAGTATCGCGGTGTCGGAACGTTCATGGACCAACTCGTCGAAGTGAGCCTTGTCGTTTGGCTTGAGTTTATGCCGAAGATTTTTGATGAAGTTCGTCGCGTGAATTACGAAAAGATGAAGCTCCTTCAAGAGATCGGAAACAAAGGTAAGTTCACCGACTCTTACGGCTGGTCTGAAAATCGTGAGTTTAAGTTCGAGTACGAGTACACGCCAGAGCTTTATTTCTTCATCACCTCTTACGTCTACGCCGACTTTTTTAGTAGCGCGAATAAAAAAGTTTATCGACGTTTTATGAAAAAGCTAATGGCCGGAAACGACGCCATCGAAACAATTATGTGGGCTAAGAAAATCTACGGCTCTAACCAGCAAAAAGAGATTGTGACCACCAGCTAATGGGACAAACCATTCGCGAGCTTTCGACAAAGGAAGTTAAATCCGAAACTATTTTCAACTCTCGTTTCGTTGTCGAGTGCTGCGAGAAAGTCCACGTGCACTATCGGAATCTCCGCATTCTTCTCTCCCCCACAGACTGGGTGCAGATGGCGAAGGGAATGGCCGACTCTCTCAAGCGGTGGGAAGCCCAAGGCTCACCCGCACCCAAAGAAGGTCTACATATCGAGCTCTGCCGGAAAGTGGTCGCTACCGAAGCCCAAGACAAAAACAAAATCCGCATCAACCTGAATAGGAATCTCTACGCCAAGCATGAAGGTCAAATCTTTGCGGAAGGCGCAAACCTTACTGAGCCTGAGTATATACACCTTAAGATACGGGATCTTCGTATAGAGCTAACGACAGACGAGTTTAATGCCTTAGCCGAAGCAGTCATAGAAGCGAAAGGAAAACTCGATGTCTGATCCCCGCCTTGAGAAAGCACCCCGTGAAGGAATCGCGGTCCTCGTCCCCTGCTATAAACGCCCCGAATATACCAAGCTTTGTATCGAGGCTTTAGAGAAAGCCCAGGATTACAAAAACACTCTTTTCTACCTCGTCAATGATGGCTCGCCTGATGAGACAAAAGATATTTTAGATAAAGCCAAATTCAAGTGGAAGCACGTACATTCTAACCCCAACCCATCTGGACTCAGGAACGTCATCATCCATTTCTTCCAGTTAGCCCAGAACTTTAAGTACATCGTGAAGGTGGACAATGATTGCGCTGTTCCTAAGAATTGGCTTACTCGCATTACAACTCTCCTTGATTCTGGTCACGTGGATATTCTTAGTCCTAATGTACACCCTTCTAATGCTGCCTTTACGTACGGGTCGGAAGATAAAGAGGGCCGTGGATTTCGTCCTTCTAAAACTGTGGGTGGGCTCTGGGCGATGCGAGCGGACCTCATCGAAGACATCCACTTCGAGCCGTTCTCTGTAAACGGAATCCGAGGCGCTTTCCAGCTCTTAAACCAAATCATTGTCGAAAAAGAACCGCGTGTTGGTTGGGTGCCGGACGTCATCGTAGAAGACCTGGGCCACCACTCGGGCGCACACCCAGACCACATCAAATCCCAAGAGCACTTAGAGTACAGCGTCGAAGTCGGAAGGAAAATTTCATGGGCCTGATCTTTAGAAATGACGATGTCAATATGAACTCCGACTTCATTGAAATGGACGAGATGTACCGCATGATCCGTAAGTCCTTCCCCACTTCCGAAATCTGGTCGTGCGTAACAATCTTTAGTCGCGGGAACGCAAAGGGCACCGTTTATCCAACCGTCCCTTTTAAAGACAAGCCTTTTAATTATTTCTTAGAGGTAGACCGTGTGTGCGATCAATACCGCGCACCCGATTATGTAAAGGTGGTCTCTCACGGTCTCTGGCACCTAAACCACTCAAAAATTAACCCTGAGTTGCAAGAAGCCTCAATCGTCACCTCTTGCAATCTCTTAGACACGGCCACCTTCGTCCCCCCTTTCAACGCCTGGAATAAAGACACGGACAAGATTTGCAAGAAACACGACATTGAGCTTGTGAAGTTTGAGGACGGCTGGAAGAGCCTTGAGCATAACGCTTTCGATCCTAGGCACAAGAAGTGGTACTTCCACAGCTGGAACTTCAACCCGGAAAAGCTCGCAAAACAACTGAATGTCAAAAACTGCAAGTAGCTATGACTCTTATATCGAAACTCTTTTTATCGTCCTCGGCGCACTCAAGCCCAAAAAGGTGCTTGAGTTCGGGACTGGCAAATCAACGGAACTTCTCGCGCACTACCCTAGCGTCGAAAGCCTCACAAGCGTTGAACACGATATTTACTACTACCGAAAGATCTTGGTCACGGATTTGCCAAAGACAGACATCGTTTATGAACCCAATCTTGACGAGTATTGCCGGGTGGGACTTCCGGGCGGCTATGACTTTGTTTTCGTGGATGGGCGCGAGCGCTCCCGATGCCTACTAAACATAAAAGAAAGCCTAAACCCAAGACACGCCGTCCTTATCCACGACGCGGAGCGCGAACAGTACCAGGAAGCCATAAAGACTTACACACATATTTTTTGGACCGATGGCGGGAGTACGGCCACTCTGACAAATGACGACACAACCGCAACCATTCTTAGCCAAGTATTACCAGCCTGTCCCGTTTCCTGAATATGCGGACATTAAATGCTCGCGGAGCGATTGCGAGGACCGTTACCAGGCGATTAAGGCGTACATGATTATTCCCGGGAGAACTCTTGTCGATATCGGGTGCGCGAATGGCTACTTCGGGTTTCGTTTCATTCAGGACGGCGGCGCATCGGTTCGTGGAGTTGATACCGACCGTGAGCGCGTGGATTTCGTGAATGAGCTCGCACAACAGAAAAAAATTAACTTTAATTGCGATACCTATGTTGCGGGTTACGCCAATTTCGATTACGGAATCTTCCTGGACACGATCTATCACGACAGAGTTTCTGAGCAGTATCTCGACTATTTGAAGGAAAACTGCAAAACGGTGTTTGTCTCTCCGTCAGGTCAGGGCGGTGTCTACAACGAGCGCCTGAAGCAAGACCTTCTTAAACGCTTTAGCTACGCGATGCCTATATACCAGGGATTCGAGAGTCGGGTGATCTACAAATGCGGATAGAGGCTTAAGGTGAAAGAAGGCGTGATTGAGACGTTTAACGGAATCGAGATTCGTCGGCATATGGGATTACGGCCTGGTTCGGGTTGGGTTGAGGCGGGCGATATGAAAACCGGCTTCAAGATTAGGACATTCGACAAAATGATATCCCCCGCCGAAGCCCTAATGAGACTCAAAGAGGACATAAGTAAATGAGAATTTCGATCCACCAACCCAATCTTTGTCCTCACTTCGGCTTCTTTTACAAGATGTCTCAGTCCGATGTCATGGTGATGCTGACCCAAGTTCAGTTTGAAAAGAACGGCTACCAAAACCGTTACTTCCTCCAAGGCAAACAGAAGTGGGTCACGAAACCCGTATGTAGCGGACTTGAGCCTATTCACGCCAAGCACTACATCGACGGTGAGAACCTGGCCGATCTAAACATTCAGTTTATTGACTGGGCGCGTCGAGTTCTCAGTATCAAGACGCAAATCGTGATGGATGTTGCATCCAATAACCGCTCCACACAAAGGCTGATAGATAACCTGAATTTTTATGGTGGCACGGTCTACATCACGAATCCTTCAGCCAAGGACAAGTACCTAGATGAGCAAATGATTCGGGATGCCGGAATAGATATTGAATACTCGGATTGTCCGAACGCAAAGCTAAACATTTTAGAGATGTTTGAGACGTTTGGAATTGATGGAACGAAGAAACAGCTCTGGAAACCCAAGAAGGTTGCCGTTGAATAACCTAAAGCAATTCTTTAGCTACATGAATGACATCTCCTTCAAGTACGTCGTTCTTAGGAACTTCGACAATCTGCCATATGACATCCAGCTCGGAGACCACTCGGACCTGGATCTTTTGGTATACGACTATCAGCACTTCATGGAGATTTTCCCCCAGGCCAAGCCAGAGTTCCCCTACCCGCGTGTGCGCACGAAGATCCCAATTGGGGACTCTTACATCTATCTTGATGTGCGCCATGTGGGAGATGACTATTACCCAGAGGAATTTGAGCGCGCAATTTTAGAAACACGTGAACTCAATCCGCGTGGGTTCTACACACCAGACGCCGTTCACCACAGGGTCGCGCTCGCTTATCACGCAGTGCATCACAAGAACGGAATCTCAAAAGACTACAGGCGCTGGCTCGGAGATTCAAAAGTTCAAGACCTTCTGGATGCACTTCAAATGTCAAGTGTGGGTTGGGTGCCCCCTAAAGACACGACAGTTGGAAGGTTTAACGGCTATTGGAAGGGCGCTACTTCCATCATCGAAAAGCAAGACGGTAAGGTGATAAAGCGTCAAACCGGATATCTTTCTTACCCGCTCATAAAAAATGAGTGGGAGATTCTTTCTAGTACTAAATCAGAGCACTTTCCGCAGGTTTATTCCTATGACGAAAACTCTATCACGATTGAAGATTGCGGCGCACATCTAGACTCCACCAACATCCCGGAGAACTGGAAAGAACAGCTTTCAAATATCCTCTCGGAACTAAAGAAGAATGACTTAATCCATCGCGACATCAAGCTCGACAACCTCATGGTGAAAGACGGGGTTATTAAACTGATTGATTTCGGATGGGCAAAGAAAAAGGACGCCGAAGAGGAAAAAGAACCCCCTGCTTGTCTTGGGTATCCACATAAGCCGTCTTACGGTTTTGACGATGCCTACAGCATGAGAGCTGTGTCTAAACAGATCGACTACATCCTGGAGGAATCGTTGGTATGAGTGATATGAAGATTTTGGCAATCACAAGAGATAACACGGCCTGTAACTTCTACCGGATTTTACAGCCATTATCCAAGATGGACGAGCAAGACCTTGCCAAAGTCCAGTTTATCGACGAGAAGAACCTCGGGGATGAACGCGCTACCAACGCCGTACTCTGGGCTGATTTGATCGTCTTTCAGCGACCGGCCACCGAAGCATGGTTTCAGTTTATTAAGACGTGCCGCAAATACGGAAAAGTTGTCGTCTCGGACTATGACGATGACCCATTCAACACGTCCCCGCTTAACCCCTATTACCAGTATGTCGGAACTGAAGAAGTTATTTGGCAATGGGCAGACGGTACGAAAGAGATGCTTTGGTCTGAAGACATGGTTTCTCCCACCGGCCAAAGAATCTTCAATATCGAGCGCAATATCAATCACCGCGATATGTTCCGTCTTAACTTTAAGAAGTCGGACCTTGTGACTTGCACGACCGAGAACCTACGCACAGAGTTCCTGAAGATCAACCCAAGCGTCGCAGTGCTACCCAACGTCATTGACCCCGCCTTCTTCCCGAGCGGACAAGAGCTGGTTAAAAAGGAAGTCCGAATCGGTTGGCAGGGCGGGTGCTCGCACTACGAAGACCTTTACATGATTAAGGACGCGGTCAAGGAAATCACCGACAAGTATAACAACGTAAAGTTCGTGTTCTTTGGGGATATGCGCTTTCAGGGACTCTTCTCTAAGTGCAATCCAAAGAAACTAGAGTGGAATCCGTGGGTCTCGCACAACTGCTATCCCTACAAACTCACTCTTATGAATATCGACATTGGTTTGTGCCCGCTTGTCGATAACCAGTTTAACCGCAATAAATCCGCAATTAAGTGGATGGAGTATTCGATGGTGGGTGCGGCAACCATCGCCTCTGACATTCCACCCTACTCTCCCGTTATTGAGCAGGGACGCGATGGGTTTTTGGTTCCCGGTGAGGAAAAGACTCTCTGGGTCGAGGCCATCGAGGAGCTGATTGAAAACGAGTCTTTACGAAATCACTTGGCGCAAAACGCCAAGGAAAAGGTCTTAGAGCATCACAACGCTGACAAGTCCGCGCACCTATGGGCAGAAGCTTACAACAAAGTCTTAAAGGGCGGCTTAATCACCGCTTAGAGGAATAACAATGGCATACGTGTTCTCAGATCAATTATCCAAGCTTTCCGTTCTCCTCGGGGACAGCAACACCGGGTCGGACGACGCTTGGCCTTTAGCAACCAGAAAGAAAGAGATTAACCGAGGGGAACTTGCTTTCGCTCGGGACTCAAAGAGCATCAAAGAATACGCAACAGGTACGGTGGCGAGCGGTCAAATTGCCATGCCTTCCGATTGGCTTGAAACCTTCTCACTGATTGTTGGCGACCGAATCTTGGGCCCCGACCGTGAAATCTCCATACGTGATTACGAGCGCTACTACAACTACTCGGGCACACCCCCTTATTACTATTACTGGGAGTTCTCGGGCACCCGCTACATCAAGTTCTTTGGAAGCGCAAATGGCTCCACCTACAAACTCTATTACTTCAAGCGCCCGACGACAGAGCTTTCGAGCGACAGCGATACCTCCATTATCCCGGAAGAGTACCGTGAAGCCTCGGTCTACTACGCTGCTGCCGAGCTCTTACAGCAAGCCGGAAAAATGCAGCTTGCCAACCAATATCGAGAAGTGTACGTGGGCTATGTCCGTAAGGCTCAAATGGAAGCCGAGAAACATTACGTGGATAAGCAATACGCCAATCCCGACCTCAATATTATCGGGTCCGCAGACCAAGACTTCCAAGGTGGAGGCTGGCAATAAGTGGGCCTTCCTAATCGTAGAGTCCTAGACACCGCAGACGCACAAGAGCTCGCACTCGAAATCCTTTCTTTCTCGGGTGGTGAAAACACCATTTCCGAAGACCAGGCGATGAAGATTAGCGAGGCGCGCACATGCGAAAACTGGGAAGCGATTTCTCTTGGCGGAATGCAAAGGGCGAAGGGCTTTAACGAGGTTGCCGATGGGGGTGTGACTTACTCAGCGGCCCCAGACCTCTTGATTCAACACAAAGACTCCGGGGGTACGGCAACCTACGGAGTCATCGCCACAGACCTCGTCATTAAGTCGGGAGCTAATATCGCCCAGGAGAATGCCGCAGCCTTTACAGCGGGTGTTCTCTGTCATGGTGTTTCTGCGGGTGGCGCACTGTGGATTACAAATGCAACCGACAATCTAAAAAGAAAGACAGTGGGTGCCGCAATCGCATCAGCCACCGGCCAACCTTCCGAAGCTTGCGCGCGCATCTATAACCATAAGAACAGACTTATAGCCGAAGGTGCGGCCACGACAGCAAACCGTGTCTATGGCTCAAGGACAGGCTCGGGAAACTGGAATAACGCAAATACGTGGTCCTTGTCGAACGATGCTTGGAGCATTGATCTACCTTCTGACACTCGTGGTTGCGTCCCCAACTTCCCCTCGGGAAATGAAATTCTAGTTTTCACGGAGGGCGAAACATACGCTCTCTCTAACTTCCCCAACACCTCGTACCGGCCAGTTAGTACTCAAAGCCGTGGTTGCGGCGCGCCGTACTCCATCGCACTCGGTGATGAGGGGGTTTACTTCGTCTCTCGTAGGCCGACTCTCGGCGTGTTCCTCTTTGACGGTGTGAATTTCCAAGAACTGACACAATTCAATAAAGACGTTTTCGTAGACAAGATTAACTTCTCGGGTCGAATCTTCGGAATTTATAAGAACAGAAAATATTACCTATTTTATAACGAAACGAACTCCGGCGTTTCGTACCCCAATCGCTTGAGAATCTTTGATGCTCAGTTTGGCCGTTGGATGAATCGCCCGGTCAACTCTTCGCTTGCCGACAACTTCGGTTATCCGGCCATCCTGAAATACTCAAGCAACGAACTCTACGCCGCATCGAGCCGTAAGGACAAAATCTACGAACTCGAAACCGAGGATAACAGCGACGAGGGCACTGAGACTCAAGCGGTTTATGAAACGAAGGTTTTTAGTTCGAGAGATTTTAACGTGGCAAGCGGCGGGGCTTTTCCGATTGACGATGTGAAGATGAAGCTCCTTACAGCCACTATCACCTATTCAGGTACTACCGGAGCTATTGGAATCCTCTGGTCCGCAGATCGCGGGCTCCACTCGGGATCTAAGTCCATCAGCCTTACATCGAGCGGCGCAAACCTGAATACAGAATTTACAGTGAATACCTCTTACGTAGTTACAACACCAGCAGATCGCACGAAAACAATCACCTTCCCGAACGACGCAGTTGGAAGGCGATTTCAGTTTACGTTTACTCAGAACGGCACCAGCACCAGACCCAAGATTAAGAAAATCAAGATTAACGCAGTGGCTCAAGATGAGGCTTAACTAAATGGCATTCCCTTCGGATTTAACGCGCACCAAAAACTGGGGGACGGAGATTCTGACTGACTCCGACCTGGAAGGACAATTTGATCTGATTATTAACTGGGTCATGGCATCCAATCACTCGACCACAGGTCACACCCATGACGGCACCTCTAACCAGGGTCCAAAGATCCCCGTTACCAACCTGACTGTTGGCTCCCAAGCACTCGGAGACTTGATCTACGCTTCAAGTTCATCCGCCTGGACTCGGGTTGCCGGGAATACGACCGCAACCAAAAAGTTTCTTGCTCAGACCGGAGACGGCTCGGCTTCTGCTGCTCCTTCTTGGGCAACCATTGTAGCCGGAGACCTTCCTACGCTCTCAGCGTCCAACCTCCCGAACGGAGCCTCTGTTCAGACGGTGAACACAATCACGGGTGCGGTTTCAACAGGCTCCACCGCTATTCCTGATGACGACACAATTCCGCAAAACACCGAAGGCGATCAGGTGATGAGTCTTGCGATCACCCCGAACGCTACGACAAATAAATTAAAGATTGATGTTGTTGTCCACGCACAAAACGGTGGCGGTTCGGTTATTACTGCGGCCTTATTTCAAGACTCCACAGCGAACGCTCTGGCAGTTGGCGCACAGCAAAACGGTGGTGGAAACGCGATGCAGCCGATCTGCTTCACCCACTATATGACCGCCAGCACGACTTCTGCAACCACCTTTAAAGTCCGTATCGGTGGTACTGCCGGAACAACGACGTTCAACGGGTCTGCGAGCTCACGTAAATTCGGTGGGGTGCTCGCCTCCTCCATCACGATCACAGAGATTAAGTCTGCCTAATGGCTGCTGACGGGTTCGTAGAACTTACTGTCGAGAAACTACAAACACCAGCGGGCGTTGCTGAGCTGAATCGGATGCTTCTTTTCCTATTCAACACAATCGCCGGGGACGGGGTGAACCAGAAGGTTTATTCCGGGTACGGTTCCCCTCTTAACGTGGTTGTGGCTGACATTGGAAGCTTATATCTCCGACTCGATGGCGGAGCGTCTACCTCGCTTTACGTCAAAGAAAGTGGTGCTGGTGCTGCGACGGGTTGGGTTGCGAAATAGTGAATAAATTACAGCTCCTACTCAAATGCACTGGAATGGTTCTTAAGAGCGGCGTGTGCCCGGAGACGCCGGTGGCTGACTGGCCCAAGCTCATTATGTTCGCACACTCAAAAGGCTACTTGTACGTCTCTAAGGATACCGAGTCGTTCGTGTGCGCGTACCGCATACCAGAATTTACAGACAACGTTGTTAAGGAAATGCCCGAGAAAGAGAGCGGAGACATACTTTTTATTGCCTGGGCTGCCTCTAACTCTACCAAGAAGACAAGCCTTCTAAGAATGCTTAGAAGCTATTTAAAAGAAAACCAAATAAAAGAAATTATCTATCTTCGCCAAGACAGAAACGGCGAGCTAAAAAGAATTCAAATCAAGGAGTTGGTACATGAGTAAGAATAAGGCACCATCGATGCCTTCTACACCAAGCATGTTCATAGACCCGACAGTGGGTCTCTCGACAAACTCGTTGTATAACACAGGCGCACGACTGACATCAGGAGATATCAGTAACCTCCCCACTTACCTTCAGGACACCGTAAACACGAATCCAGAAGTAACGAGGCTCACACTCCAAGGCTTACAGGCACAGCTAGAACCTGAGCTTCGCAGAACACGGGCCGATGTCGTGAATCAACTCGAGGCCAATAATCAGTTAACAGGCTCTACCACAGCTTCCGCACTCGGGAACATCCAATCGGACTATGAATCCAGATTGGTAGCTGCTGGCGCTGAAGCGGGTCTTAACGACATTAATCGCGCTTTCGCTAATCGTGTCAGCCTCTTCGGAACCGGGTTAAACGCCATCCAAGCGGCGGGCACACAAGCTCTCGGCAACCAAAGCCAAGTTAATAGCTTCAACCTAGATAACTACCAGAACCAAGTCGCTAAAGTCCTGGGTGAACAGAAACAGAATAAAGGCGGTCTCACTGGCGCACTCACTGGCGGACTCGGTGGAGCAATGGCTGGATCGATGCTTGGTCCTATGGGAATGATCGCTGGTGGCCTCGGTGGTGCTGCCGCTGGTGGCTTTGGCGCACCAGGCACGGGCGGACAGATTCTCGGAGCCGGTTCGATGGTCCAAGGAATGAGGGGTCTTGGTCAAGGCTTTATGACATCAACACAATCAAATCCAATGATACAGACCGCCTCAAATTCTTCTTCTGTGTTTGGCGGAGAATCGATAATGGCGCCTGCTTCTGGTGGCGGCGGTCTTGTTGGTTCCCTGGGAAAACAGGGTGGATATTGGCCTAACGCCTTGGGAGGTTTCTAATGAGCGTTCTTGAATCGGTGCTGAATTATAAAAGGCAGCGCGAAGCTGAGGCGGCTGCCGATCTTCAAGCCATACCTAGTGCCATTAATCAATTTGTTACAGCTCGTCAACAGGCTCAAAAATCCGCTCTTGAGACGATGCTGGCGCAATCAACAATTGCTAAAAATAATGCGGATATTTTGCAATCTCAAAACCAAAGCTCTCTTCTGAACATATTTATGTCTGGGGCAAATGGTGGGGCTGGCAATGGCATTGTTGTGCCGGAAGCAACCATTGGTGGTTTCAAGCTTGTAAACCCCGCTGTAAGTCAAAAACTGCAAGAATCTGAACTTAACCAGAAAAATCTTGCCGAGGCTAGAAAAACTTTGGACGAGTACTCGTCTACAGCAAGCGAAGCCTTAACTGCACTCGACAAAATCGAGGAAAAGGCTCTGGCCCTCCCCTCCTACGAGCGCGGGTTTGGTAAACAGTTGTTGGCGCGAGGTGATGCTTTCAGTAAGAAATTTTCCAAGGATAAATCAGTTGTTGAATTTACAGGATCTCTATCACAAGAGCTTGCTCCATTAGCTAGAAAACTTGCCGAAGAAAAGGGCCCGCTGACGAATAAAGACATAGACAGGATTGTTGAGGGTCTTGGGGGCGATCTAACCACGCCGACTGAGGATAAAGTCACACTGCTTAATGAGCTTAGGGAAAAAATCCGAGCAGCTGCTAAAAATAAAGCTCAGGTTGCTGGTCTTTCAGATGAGGAGTTTGGTAAGAAATACAAAGACCTTAATGAAAAACTATCCAAAGGAAGCGAATCTCCTGTTGTTGCGGCGGCTATGAAGAAATTTCCTGGCAAATCAAAAGAGGAAATTGTTGCTGCTCTGAAGAAGAAAGGACTTCTTAAATGAATCCGAATATTCCAGATGATCTTTTCTCCGACGAGGTTCCAGATGATTTGTTTGGTGATGAGAGTGTGGGTACACCCGTGGATCAAAAAATTTCAGGGCGCCAGGATATCTTATCTCAGCTGACGGGAACCGCTCGCGGCGGACTCGAGACATTAATTGGCTCTGGGCTTAAGTTGTCGCAGGGAGATTTGAGCGGGCTTATCGACGGCGTCACGGGTCTTCAAAAAACAAGTGTTGATACGCTCCTAAAGGGAGTCGGTGGGATCTCGCAACGAGCGGAAGCTGCAATAGCTAACCCGTTACTTGAAAAACAAAAAGGCCGCACGCCAGTCACAGGCCAAGGATCTGTTTTAGATGAAACTCTTAAGGTAGAGACAGAATATCAAGACAGACTCCTTAATAGCTTCTTAGACGGGATCAAAGGCAAAAAGCACGGAGAATTTGGAGATCTTATTCGCACTACTGGCTTCGGTGGAGAATTTAATGAGCCATTGGCTGGAACAATCGGACTCGCAACGAGCGCTGCGTTATTAAACGTCCCCACGCGCGGCGAACTAATTAAAGCGGCGAATAAGTTTGAGAGCGCAATTCCAAAGAAGCTTCCGAAGTTTGCCGGAAAAGATACTTACCTAAACATTGCCAAGCAAGCGGATGAGGGCTTGGATGACTTGCGAAGAACTATGGGTAAAGCAGTAGATGAAGCGGTTGAGCCAGTAAAGGATAAGCTTGTCAACGATCCATCAATTGTTAACGAGGCACTCTCAGATTTGCCGGACAACGTACGGAAGATTGTTGTTAGGGATGCGAAGAAGGTATTAAAGCTCGGCAAAGACGACTCCATCCCTCCCACAATTGGTAATGTTCGCTTGATGAGGCAGCTCCTGGATGAGTACATTCCGAAGAAAGTTTTCGACGGTGTGCGCGATGCGTCGATAGACGAAAAGATTATTTACGGTTCGTCAAACAAACTCAGGAACTCAATCGCAGACACGAGCCCTGAGCTTGCGGCTGCAAATAAGGAGTTCTCTGGCTTTATGGATCTCTATGGGCGGGTTAAGAGAATTCTAATTGATGGATCTAGCGGTGAAGTAAAGGATACAGGACTTAAAAATTTGTATTCCCTGAGAGCTGATAGAGGGCTACAGAAGCAATTTGAGCACTTCGATGCACTCCTACCGCAAGGTAAAAAAGTTCTCGAAAATCTCCAAGCTTTTAATCGCGGGCAGAGAGCAAAAACTGTGGCAGGGGCTTCGATTAAAGCGGCAGCAGGGACAGTCGCTCTTGGTTATGCGGCTTCTAAACTAGGTCCTAAATCAAATCAATGATTTTTGAACATATCTTTAAAAGCAGAGTACAAAAGCATCGCACCAACAACAGCGATAAAACTATAAAAGTAAATTTCCATACATCTCCTAATGATTAATCGCGCTCATGTAAGCACCATAATTACCATCCCTAACTATAAGGTTGTAATCATAGGGCTCGTTGAGAGTGTTTATCTTCTTGCTTACAGAATACTCAAAAACCTGTCCAGTGACAGCTTCTTGGGCAACTTTGTTTCTACTGACGGCGATCACTCTACCGATTTCATCAACTACGTTCATTTCAATGTAAACCCATTGAACAGGGTGTTGCGCCGTGCATAAAACCGTGCCATTGACGGTTAATTCATTTGAGGTTGAAGTCTCATTAACAACTCGATTAAAAAAACGCTCATTACTTTCAAGTTTAAAATGAGTCCCGTTTCTCCCACAACACGTAGGCGCAATTGGTTGATTTGTCCAGAGGTTTCGGTTTGTTCCGTGCCAGTCAGTATAAGTACTCGCGCACCCAGAAACAAAAAACAAAGTCAATCCAGAAAGAATCAGACACGCGATTATATAGATTATCTTTGATCGAAGTTTAGTGATGGTAAACGGGAACCACTTTATATAGGAATCTGGAGCGAAGACGGCATATGGCGGACAAATTAATACTGTTATCGCTGTTACTGCTGAGCAGAACACTGTCATTCCAGTTATCACAAGAAGGCCAATGGATAGTAGCGATTGGCTGTTTAGGATTATTTCTACTCCATTCCTACGAATGGTTACTGGCCCTAAATAAGAAAGCACTATCGGTGAGGCAACGGCAAATATCATTCCGAAATAGATTGCTATTGTTTGCGCCCGTTTCAGTCGGATATCTGCTTCTTTGTCTCTTCGATCTATGTCTGATGTGGTCGTATCTACCATAGGCGGGGCCGCAGCATGAATTGTAATTATACATTGTGCGCGCACCGAATACAAGATTAGGTTAATAGATTAAAATGTACGATTTTATGATCTCCTTAAACTGCCCCAGATGTAACGAGACCTTCGTTCTCCGATCAGACGGCACAATCCCCCTTGATAAGACATGCTTTAGCCAGGATTACGAATCGCACAAAGAAAGATGCAGAAACCATGCCCAATAACGACGTTTTTAAAGCCCTTCAAAGTAGATTAAAAGAAGAGCGCTTAAGCCAGATCAACGCGGCGGCTCCGGCACGCAGTTATTTCCAAAAGTACGTAAAAGAAAACGACCATAAAAAGTCAATGGCTGAACTTGAGTCTTGCATTGCTCACATGGTCGAAGAGATTGCATCGCTAAAGAAGATTGCGAGCGAATTAAGGCTCCCGTCTGTCCTCGCCATGCCCATTCAGCGTTCGGTTAATATCCCCGTCACAATAGACCAGGGCGGCACGGGAGGAACAACAGCTAGTGCGGCTAGAACCGCTTTAGGGATCGGGACAGACGATAATACGGTCAATATCGGAGATCCCAACACAAACGGCTCTTGGAGATTTACGATAAGCGGCGCAAACCTTTTAGTGCAAAAAAGAGAAGCGGGTTCATGGGTCGAGAAAGGACAATTTCAGCCTTGAAGATACTATTTATTTGGGTGTGCGCATTTTTAATTTCGAGTAGCGCTTTTGCGAAGTTCTCTACCGACGAACTAACTGGGACTACGAGTGTCTCTACCCCCACCCTCACGCTCACCGGAACGGGCACCATAAACGGTTTAGACGCGATTGATGCAACTGGTGAATCAACGTTAGAAGCTACGCTTGAACTCCAGAGCTTACAGGGCGCCGTAACAGACGCACAAGTTCCAGACACGATCACAGCATCAAACTATTTACCGCTTTCCGGAGGCACGATCACGGGCAATCTTGGAATTAATACGGCTGGTCCAGATAGGCGGCTTGATGTCCTTGACGCCACCAATCCCCAGATGCGTCTTACGCATACGGATGGATCTGTCTACGCTGATTTCCAAGCGACTGACACGGGAATCAAGATGCTCTACGGCAGCAACCTTTGGCTTCATAACGCTGGCATCGATACAAACCTATTTGTCGGATCGGAATCTGGTAAAAGCGTTGCCGCTGGGGGCGTCCAGAACACCGCTTTTGGTCCGACGGCTGGCGACTCTCTCACGACAGGCGATGACAATAACTTTATCGGATACGCGGCTGGTCAGTCCGTTACGACCGCTTCCGGGAATAACTTCATGGGCCGGGCCGCCGGTTATAGCACGACTGGTGGAAGTAATACGTTCATTGGATCAACAGCTGGCTATGGAGTGACAACTGGCACCGAAAACACTCTGGTAGGTTTTGCTGCTGGTGGAATCAATACAACCTTTACTGGCGCGAATAACGTTGGAGTTGGAAGTTCGGTCTTCGGAAATAGCGGTGTCACCGGAGATTATAACGTCGCGATGGGTTATCAGTCCGGCTGGAGTCTCACCTCTGGAACTGGAAATATCTTGATCGGCGGTCGCCGGGCCGGGTCAGAAAGTCTAACCCTCTCGACCGGAAGCTACAACGTTGTCCTCGGCTCTCATAGCGACATCACGTCTTCTGGGACCAGCTCCTCTATCGGTATCGGCTACGGCGTCGATATTACCGCCTCAAATCAGTTGGTTATCGGTTCAAATGACGCCAATGGAAGCATTACCGATGCCTATCTCGGCCAAGGTGTCACAAAAGCAAGTCCTGCGGGAATCACGGTTAACGCAACAGGCGGCAGCGGCACAGACAACGCAGGTGCGTCGCTCACCATTGCTGGTGGCAAAGGTACTGGCAATGCTGCCGGTGGAGATATTATCTTCCAAACCTCTGACGCAGGAGCGAGCGGCACCACGCTTCAATCATTATCGACAAAGATGATTTTGGATGAGCTTGGAGGTCTTTCACTTGGAACAGCTGGCGTAAAACTCTCCAATGACGGCGACGGTGCAATTACCCTTTTGGGCCTCGGTAACGGTAACGATGAAGACCTTACGCTTAACCTTGACGACACAGCAAATACTGCTTTTTGGACATCAAGCACCGGTCTAAATAAGTGGGCAATCGCAAATGGTAGCGGCGATACGGAGCTGCATCTTTATAGCGATTTTACAGACGCAAGTAATTATAGCCGACTTGAACTCGCAACTCAGACCAGCAATTCGGTGATCGGTATTCTAACTCGCGGGGCCGGAACGGTCAGCGGCCAAGCTCTTGAAATTGGCACCCTTGGCGTCACAGACCTTTATTTTACGACTCAAAGCGTTATTCGTTGGTATGTGAGATCAAACGGTCATTTGGTTTCAAACGCCGACAATACTTACGACATTGGCGAAAGCGGAGCCAAGCGCCCACGCAATATATATGTGGGCACCGATGTCTTTGTTGCGACCGAAGCTTATGATGCGACCGGATGGAATGGCGATCTTTCTGTACCAACCAAGGATGCGGTTAGGGATAAAATTGAATCGCTCTCGGCTGGCGGTGATGGAATGCCAAACGGAGGTTATTTCGTAGGCACTCGATATTATTACGGATGGCCCTATTTCACTAATAACAATACCGGCAATGCTCTCGTTGCGGACCGACTTTATGCTCGCCCATTTATGGTTGGCAAGACAACAACCTTTGAGCGTATCGGGTGCAATATTATTACAGCCGCAGCATCCTCAAGCATCCGTTTAGGAATTTATAACTTTGAGAATGGTTTACCGACAACTCTCGTTCTCGATGCAGGGACAATTGATTCAAGCACCACAGGTGTTAAGGAAATTACTATAAGCCAGCAGTTAACGCCTGGGGCTTATGCCTTTGCTTGGGTCTCCAATGGCACGCCCACCCCAATTTCTACAGGCGCACCAGGAACTGGAGATATTGAATATTTTTGGGGCGCACCCGACACAAGCACTGGAGCAACGATTCGTCAGGCTTACTACGCATTTACCTACGCCGCCTTACCCGCAAATTATAGTTCAAGTGTCACCTACGATACGAGCAACAATCCAGCCGCTGTCTTTTTAAGGGATGCCTCATGATAAATAAATATCTATTTGGATTTATTACCATTCTTCTTTTTTCGCAAACGTCTTACGCCGCAACTCGGGAGGTGCAAGTTTACGATGGGAATGGGAACCTAATAAGGACGGAGACAGTCCAAGTCCCTGACCCTGACCCAGTAGAAGTCGCAAAAGCATCTGACAGGGAAGAGTTTAAGACGAGTACATTTAAGAACATGACACCCGCCGAAGCAGACCAATGGATTCAAAATAACGTAACGGACTTAGCAAGCGCAAAAGTGGCACTTCGCAAGATGTCACGTGTCTTAATGTATTTAGTCAGACGTTCCGACCTCTAACTGGAGAAGAATAATGGGAAAAGTTTCTGTCGATAATTTTGATGAAGTAAAGTTACACCTACGAAAAGAACTAGGTTTGCTCGCACAAAAGATCGAGCGCACCATGAAAGAAAACCAATCCTCTAACTTTCTGTCAAACGCAGATCTCATAAGGCTTGAGAATCTTTTACGGTTAATCAGCCAAATCATCGCGACGCATGAGGATGTCCTTAATCGCGTTGAGCTTAACCCCACGATCAATGTCACAACACCCGATGTTAATATTCCCGAAATTAAGATACCGGAAATAAATATACCCGAATTCCG